GTAAACTTGGGTCTACCCTTGCATGTAGTCGATCTGCTGTGCCCTATCTTTCTGAGATGCTGCACACGTTACCCCATCTTCTCCCTTTTGGGGAGGATGAGGGCCTTGCTTCGGTGGAAATTCATCCAGGGAAGCTGCAGTTCGTCCCAAAAAACGCGAAAACGCTTCGGTCAATCGTCGTAGAACCCCAACTGAACAGTATGTATCAGCTTGGGCTTTGCGATTATTTGACTAGGCGCCTCCGGCGTTTTGGTCTCGACCTTTCTGATCAGACGCTTAATCAGCGTCTTGCTAGGGAAGGATCGTTAACTAATGAATTAGCAACATTAGACCTAAGTTCTGCCTCCGACACTATTTCCATAGAGTTGGTGGCTCACCTCTTACCAGTTGATTGGTTTCTTTTCTTAAACGCGCTTCGGTCACCTGAAGTCACGTATAAGGAGGAAACTATTAGGCTAGAAAAGTTCTCGTCTATGGGAAATGGTTTTACCTTTCCCCTAGAAACGATTATCTTCTATGCCTTAGCCGCTTGTAGCGGTCAACCGGGTGCAGTTTGTACTAGCTACGGTGATGACATTATTGTCGAATCCGCGGCTGTACCCTTATTGCTTAAGGTACTGCGTGCATCAGGCTTCTCCGTTAACTTGAAGAAGTCTTATACAGAGGGTCCCTTCCGTGAATCTTGCGGGAAGGACTACTTATTGGGTACAGACATTCGTCCTTTTTACTTCAAAGAAAATATTTGTGCTCGCCATCTTTTTGGCTTTCACAACTATCTTGTAGAACGTGGGGTTGATTCCTCCTTTCTACTCCGTTACTTCCATGAGAACATCGTTCTCTGGGGACCTCCGGGTTTTGGTGATGGACATCTTGTTGGAAATTGGTCCGCCTCTCGATATCGTCGAGATAGGGGATGGGATGGTTTTATTTTTGAAACCTTCTCATTCCTACCTCGCATTGACGCTTCTCGCGTTAATGGATATCGGGTACTGCCTTGCTACTCTATCTACGTTCGTGAGAACGCAGTCGAGTCCTCGGCAATGCCCCAGAGATACGGGCACACTCTTTGCTCCCTTCCGGGGATAAAGGGTGTACGACGTTTATCTGTCTATACACTCGTTAGACTACACATATAGTGTAGGGCCGAAAGGTGGAGGGCTTTTTAAGCCTGAAAGCGGG